AAAAAAAAAGAGAAGCATTAAACGTAAATGCCTCTCTCAATCTTGTACATGTATTCTTCGTATGTATAGTAGTTGATCTCTTTGTAGTCGCCGTACTCCATGCCATATAACTCACGGACAATCTGAATGAACTTACTGTCGTACATCTCAGTGTTCATATTAAATACCTGTTTTGCGACCTCGTTTATCACAACGTCAATTTCATTACCTTTCTTATTATAGAAGATAAAGGAGTCTTGCATCCACATATCGTACATAGCCTTGCTGAAGTACTTGTTGTGTTCGGAGATTATACTGCGGTACTCTTCGATCTTTAATTCTTCTGCAAATTCAAGCTTAGTGGCGATGTAGTGAATTGCCTTCTCGTCCTTGAGAAGCTTATTAACCTTCTTCTTCATCTTCTGCGTAACCTTGACCTTGCCACCCTCGGTTAATTCACCTATTGTCTCACTTGCATTATATGTAGATTCTTCCATGACCGTATGCTTTCCGTATCTCTCAATAAATGTATCATGATGCTTCTTTCCGCTTTCGGAAAGGCTTGAGTACTGCTCCAGAGAGAGCAGGGGAACTGTCTGCCTTACCTTGATTATTGGACTTGTCTGGCGATGGTTATCAAGCTTATTTAGCCTATGAATCTTTAAGATAAAGTTGTTCTCTTCCAGTATGTCTAAGTTCTTATTAAGCGTAGGTCTTGACATCTTCATTCTGTATTCAAGTTCATCAAGCTTGTCCCAAAGAAAGTCTTTCTCTTCTCGGCAGTAGGACAGTAACTGAATATATAGCCAACACGCTCTGTCTCCAATGACAGGACTCCAGTAGTAAAGCATATATAGTGGAGTATTTACGACATGTTTGTGGGTGAAGGGTACTTGCTCTCCACGCTTCTCTAAATCAAGATCATCGATCTTATCATAATCAATGATAATCTTCTTGGTAATAGGTCGTCTTCGCCTCGCTCCACCTTTTGCACCAGTCTCTTCGAACTCACCAGTAGGCTCTTCGATGAAGTAAACGAACTCATCTGCTTTGTATTCTTTTGGCATAATAGAAAAAATCCTCCCTATAGTACGGAAAGGCAGGATTAATAACACATATAGTAGTTGATTTTCATAAATCTGTATGATAATATACATACATAGATAAACGAAAACAACCACTTACGTGGTAATATCCCCAACGCTTCATCCTTGCAGGTCGCCAAACTTACAAAGGATGGGGCGTTGCTTCATTTCCGAGGTATTTGTTGGTATTATTCTAACATTAATAAAAAGTATTAACAAGCAAAAATAACAAAAGTCGGTCTGGTTCAACTCCAGTCGGCTTTTTTCTATTATATAGGTAAAAAAATACCAACCGCAAGATAGGGGCGGTTGGTACAGGGGAGATTTGACGACTAAATCATAATCTCTACTTTAGTATATCAGAGAGCAGAGGTTTGTCAATTAATAATAAGAACAAACGTTCGTAAAATTAAATTGAACAAAAGTATTGCAATAAAGCTAAAAATATAGTAGCATTAGAGCCGTGAGAAAAAAGTGTCACCGTGGCGACACTATTTTCCGAGGTTGAGAAAAAAGTGTCACGGTGGCGACACTATTTTCCTAGCGCTGAGAAAAAAGTGTCACGGTGGCGACACTATTTGGTACTGTAATAAGAGATACTAATCTAAAAAGAGAGACGAATATATAATAAGAGAGAGATGTTAGGCGCATCCCGAAAATCGGGATTCACAAACAGGTTCTGGATCTTCGTTTCTCTCTTCTCTTCTAAACAAAAGTATTGCAAACGAAAGGAGGTAGGAGCATCTTGGGGGAAAAGGGTAATTTTGTTATGATTGACAACTCCTTTATGGAAGACATAGACACTTATGAAAACAAAGATCAATTCATTTATCTTCTATTAAAAGGAATGTCGAACGGAGTGAACGGAGCAACAGTCGTTCACGTTGATGCTATTGCAGAGATTATGGGTTTGAGTTCCCACACCAAAAACAGAACTGCAATAAGGAATTCGCTTTTTTCATTAGAGCAAAATGGATTACTTCTATTATATGAAGACATCCTGCTTAGAAAGAAGATCGCTGTCTCGGACATGAAGACGGCAGGAACATACTTTGCAACCATTGTAGAAGTGAAAGGTGATAAGGGTTTCACCAAGATATACTACGATGATCTGCTTAAGTTCATTGAGGTAGATGAGAAATCGAAAGACTTGATGTTTGCGATTTACTTTAATATCATCAAACGTATATATGATAGTGAAACTAGCCCAGACTATTCGTGGGTAACAATCGATACCATCGAGGAAGAGACAGGGATTAATAAGAAGACTGTCATGAGCAAGATCGCTATAATGAAAGAAAAAGAAATCATGTACTACGAAAAGGTCAGCGAGCAAGCTGATAAAGACAAGAATTATTACAGCAGGTGGAATGACCGCCAGTTGCTGATAGATGCCCTACATCCTCCGTCCGATAATGATTCTGAAAAATAGATGTTGCTTTAATACTATTACAGTGATATACTAAGTACACATTCGAAAACGGAGGTTTTACAAGGCATGGCAGAAAACAGAGCAGAAGATAAACCAGTAGTAAAGAAACTAGAACCGAATCGTCTTGTTCAGAGAACAGAGGTAAAAAGGCTTGCAGAGAACCTCACAAAGAAAGAACTTTGCAGGATTTTAGATATTCACTATAACTTCTATTGGAACGTAGTAAACTGCACAAATGAACCAAGTGCAAATATGGAAGAGGCTCTTAAGAGATATCTTGAGACACCCACATCTAAGGTATACGAAGCAATCTTTGCACTGAGATCCGTCAGCGTAAAAAAGGGCGCTGTCAAGAAGGATAAGAAGGGCAAAGAGATTATCAGTCCAGACCTAAAGGTTACAAAAAAATTAAACAAAGAGATTCTGGATGATCTTACAGCAGATAATGTATATAGAAAACCAAAGATGTTTTATGAAGATTAATGACATAGCCATCTTTTGGCTTCCTGCATTAAACAAAAGTATTGCAATTAAACAAAAGTATTGCTATAATATGAACAGGCAATTAACACAAAGAAAAAGGCAAAAGGAGAAATAAGCATTATGGAGATTAAAGGTTTTGGATCATACACAGACATAGAACACCACTTGGCAACCTTGAGTGTTGACGAGAAGAATGAACTTTACTTAAGTGGTGAATTAGATCGCATGCTAGACGAGGCTGAAAGACAAGTAGGGCAACGAAAACAACGCAGAAAAGGGGTAACTAAGGATGAAGTACTTCGCTAGTTCAATTAATGGAAAGACTATCAGTGATTTTCAACAATACGATGCAAGATTAAATAAATTTACAGACCGACTGGATCTCGTTAACCAAATGATTATCGATGAGGACGGAAATCTAGATGAATTCTTCGCTGTATACTTTGGGCAGTACTACAATCCAAGCCCAACACAGAATGGATGGATGGCTGAACAGGATGCTGTCTGTAAGACCGTAGAAGGTCTTGGAACATACCTACTTAACTCAAAAGATATCCAGTCAAACCGTAAGATTAAATACCGTTTCTGGAAGTCAGAGCGTGAATTTAAGCAGTATAAAGAATCTGATAATGTAAACACTTCTGCTCTTGAGGCAGGCACGGAAGAGGGCATTGATGTAATCGATATGTTCTACTCAAATGATGATAAGAACTACAAGCTTGCTACTGACCAAAGGTTGTTTGCAAAGGACATCAAAGATGTGAGAGAGATTGCTGTACTGCAGGATGCAATTGAGAGAGCGAAGCAAGAGTCCTTCGTAAAATCAGTGGAAAAGAAGATTGATGAAATTCTTCCTATTATAGATGATGAAAAAATCGTGGCTCGTCTTAAGAAGATCCGTGGCAATGTTCAGAACTACGTGACTCAATGGGTTCGTGACATGAAGGACAACCAGATTGCGATTAAGGTAGCTGTTAAACGTCCTATCAATAACAAAAACGCAATGATCGGTGATGGCGTACCAGACAAGCTAGATGCCCTCGATTTCATGCAGAAGAAGGACGTAGAGGCATTGCTCCCATTCATATCTTCCGATGATCTGATGACAGATGTGGGCATCCTAGCATACGATCTGAACCAGTTGCTAGACAAAACAAAATTATCAACTCGTGAACAAGAAATCATTTCTATGTATAGAAGAGGATATAGCTTAAAAGAAATCGTAGAAGAACTCAGCGTTAAGAAGCAAGATGTTAAAACGTATGCAAGAAGGATCTCAGAAAAGGTAGTAAAAACCTACGAAAAACAGGTGTCAGAATACAGGGATGAGCAACGTCAGAAAAAAGTTAAATGATTTTGTCTTACTTTTGGTGGTTGAAATGCTATATATAGTGTAAGGGTTAAAGCAAAAGTATTGCAAATCCTTACAAGTCATAATAAATGCTCAATAAAGTCGTTTCAAATTCCCCCAAACCCTTATGTCCAAGTGAAAGCTTGGACATCCTTATTATGTCGGAGTAAGTTCAAAAGGTAGACTCAAGGATTAGATCATCCGTGTTGTGTAGGTTCGAATCCTACCTCTGGCTAAAACAAAAGTATTGCAACTTTAAATGCAAAAACAAAAAAACTTATTAAAACAAACATTTTATTAAATGTTATGTGAGAGAAAGGGAGTACATTATAATATGTTAACTCAAGACGTAGTAAAAGCAATCGCAACAAAAACAGGTGTTTCTCAAAAAGACGCTAAAGCAGGACTAGATGCATTCCGTGCAGTAGTAGTTGAAGCATTAGAAGCAGGTCAAGAAGTATCACTTAAAGGATTCGTTTCTTTCGAAACTAAAGCTGTAGCTGAACGCACTGCTAAAAATCCTAAAACTGGTGAAGCTGTAACAGTTCCTGCACATCGCAAAGCTTCTGCAAGCCTAGCTAAATCACTTCGTAAATTCTAATTATAAGCTACTTAAGTAGCAACTTATAAGGGTCACACGTATCGTGTGGCTCTTTTTTACATGGTCATGTAGCATTTTGGCAATGCGCTTGACGGAGAGATAGGGGTTCAAATCCTCTCGTGACCACAAACCTCCTCCTTTTTAGTTACAATTTGAACGGTATTTACTTTCTTTTCTTAGACTTAACTCTAGAGTATTTGTCTAACGAGTGGTACGGACGACCACTCTTCATTTTTAAAACCTCCTCCTTTTTCGGCAGGCATTGTGGGAAATGCCTGTCTTTTTATTATTGTCCTGTGGCGCAATGGTAGCGCAACACACTGTTAATGTGAAGGTTACTGGTTCGAGTCCAGTCGGGACAGCCATATTATGGTCTGTTAAAGATCACCATTTTGTTTTACTTTACCATGTAAAACCTCCTACCTCCTATATAGATAGTTTTGGACACACTCTATCTTAAATAAAAAGTTGTGTCTTCCTTATATTGGTGTATTCGTCTATCGGCTAGGACACTGCCCTGTCACGGCAGAAAGAGGGGTTCGATTCCCCTATATACCGCCAATCAATGTCTAATAGGCAAGTTAGCCAAAATACAAAATTGAATGGAGGCTTTAATTTGTCAAAATTAGGCTTAAGTGAATTAAAGGCTAAATTCTCAACAGGAATGAAGCCAACTGGACAAGACTTTTCAGACTTTCTGGATAGTACACATGTGGATCTAATTGTTTTTCCAGATCCTCCACAACCAAAGAATATAAACATTATTGATCCTGTTGAAGACTTTGGTGCAAAGGGCGATGGAATCGCTGATGACACCGTTGCTCTTCAAAATGCCCTAGATTCTGCTAGTGGCAAGGATATCATTTTACTAAATGGAACATTTAAAGTTAGCGCACCATTAAACGCAGGATCAGCAACGATCTTTGCTAATAATGCAACGTTAAACTTTACCAACACAGGGGATGCCCTTTCGTTCATGGGAACGGATAAAGGCTTAACATTAACTGCTTCTGGTGGTTACACTCAAGGTCGTTCTTACCTATTAATGACATCTACAACTGGAATTGCTGTTGGCGACTTAGTAAGATTTACTGCTCCTAGTGAGTTATATCATCCAAGCCGTAGTTACTACTACAAGGGTGCTTCAGTAATCGTTACAAAAGTTGATACAGACAGGATTTACTTTGCAGATGCTTTAGGTTATGACATTACGGCTGTAACCAATATTGAAGTATACTCTCCTGCGAAAGTCATCATTGAAGGTGACTTGAAGATTGTAAACACGAACGCAACCGTTTCTGCTAACAGCACTGGACTTAACCTTGAAAGAGTTATTAATTCAGAAATTAATGGAGTATATGTTGATGGCTACGATACAAACGTAACCCCTCGATTCTCCGTTGGAGTTGAATTTAATAATTGTGAAACTGGACGTGCATGGTACACAGGTTCTGGTGGTTCTTATGGGTTCGCTACAATTAGTTCAAGGCGTATCACTTATACAAACTGTCATACTAAATCTGGTCGTCACGGACATACAGGCGGTGGCTTTGAGCCAATCGACCAAATCCACTTCCAAAACTGCTCGTTCTTTAATGAGCCAGAAAGTGGACAGTATTCTTTTGACTTGCATGATAACGCAATTAAGGTAACTTTTGATAATTGTGAAATGGACAGCTTTACCATTATTGGTAACGTAACCATGAAGAACTGTACGGTTCATCACCGTGAACGTGTTGATTCTGCTTATAAATCTGGAACTGATCCTAACAAATACAACTATGTATTTGATAATATGAATTTCCCAAATGGAGGGCAAATTCACTTAACTGGTGATTCTCAATCTGGTGGTACTTACACAGCAAACCAAGTAGGTCACATCTCTTTAAGAAACATCCATGTTAATACGGGTAAACCAGAGATATCAAGTTTGGCAATTACATCTGGTGTTACTACAGCAGGAAACGTCACAGTTACACTTAACGGTGTGACAACAACCGTTGCTGTACTAGCAGGGGATACTGCTCAACAAGTATCGGATAAAATTAAAGCGAAAACGTTTACTGGATACACCGTAGACCAAGATACTACTACAATTAACTTTATTTCTCAGTCATCTGGTGTAAAAACTGATGCTACTTATGATGCAGGAACAACTGGTGCTACAGGTACAATGACAACTGTTCAGCAAGGTACTGCTTCACAAAGTATGCAGTTCACTGTTAAACAACAGAAGAGAAATGCAAGTATGCCAATTGCTTATGTACAAAGTCTAACATCTGAAAATACAACAAACGTTCTATTTGACTTCTGGGACAATATCGATACACTTCATATCCGAAACTACGAACACATGATGGATAACGTTCAAATCTACCAAGAATCTGGTTCGCAAAAGATTAAAAACGTAATCCTTGAAAATGTTATTACAGCAGGTCATGGAGGCTCAACTGGATCTATTCAGTTCCTAAATGTTGAGAGAATGACGTTAATTAACTGTACAGAAGTAGATTATGGTTTTCTTTCTCCGAAAAACATTTTCACATCTCCAAGTGCAGGAAACGTCACTTTCATTAACTGTAGCTATCCATTAAGCCCTTGGACAATAACATCTCAATCATATGCTCGTATTAATTCGCTTGTTACAACTTCTGGTACTCCTACTGGTAAGCAAATTAACCAATTTGCAATCCTTACAGGTACAGTTGCTCCAACAACTACTCCAGAAGCTATTGGTCAGGAATACTACGACACAACAGCCAAAAAGTTCTACAAGGCTTTCGGTACAACAGCTTCAACAGACTGGATAATCCAGAACTAATATAACGAATGAGAGAGAGTGAGAATAGTGAAATATTTAAAAACAATCCTATTGGCATTGATTGGTAAGTACGCTAAGACACATGCGAAGCAAATCGCAAAAGCAAATAGTTGGTTAGATTCAGCGCAAGCGCAGTTTGCTTCTGCATTGGAAGATGCCAGTATTGCTGAAAAGAAAATCGACTCAGTTGTCGCTGATGCTGAGACAAAAATAGCTGAACTTCAAGCAGTAGTTGATAAAGCTAATGCTCATAAAGAACAAGCTGTTAAATTCAAGAACAAAATTCAATCTTTTTTAGATTAAGTTCGCTATCTTAGAACCTTTGTAGTTCTAAGCAATTTATACAAGCGCCTTGAAATATAGGCGCTTTTTATTATGGGCGAGTATGCAAGATGGATAAAGCATGCGGACTGTAAATCCGCCACCTTTGGTTTCGGGGGTTCGAATCCCTCCTCTCCCACCATTACATGTCTGCAGTGCTAAACGGTCAGCAACGCTCACTAAAGCGTGGAACTTGGGTTCGACTCCCAGTGCAGTCTCCAAGAGTTTAAGTCCTTTCTCGTATAAACAAAAACAGGACATCTTTAGCAAGTTGCTACAGTGCGTTAGGGTGTGTGGATCTCGACATTCACCTCCAATTGCCTCCTTTGTGTTAGTGTTATTTATCTTAGTTGCACTCGTTATTCTCGCACTCCTTTTGTTGCCTTGTTGTGGAGTTTTTCAATAACTCCACACAGCCTAACACACTGTAGAACTGCTCTTATTTATCGAGAGAGAGGGAAAACAAATGAAAGAAACTTTACTTAATCAATTGAGTTACGTACAGGATCGCATTAGCGAAATCACTGCTCACGTAAATCTCGACATCAAAAAAATATCTGACCTGCAACGGTATTTTGAAATGCAACGAAACATCGTTGAATCTCTATATCGATTGGAGGCTAAATAAGCATGACAACTTTAAATGTTAATTCTCATGCACAAGCAAAAGAAGCAATCGTTTATTTAATGAGTGGTCACTTTTACGGCGAAGACAAACGTGATATGACCGTTGTCTTAGATCGTGATGATACTTTAGATTTCCTAAAATCTATTGATACTAGCTTGTATGAAGAAACAAGCATTAACACAGAGGGCGAGTATTTCTACGTCACTTCTAGTGTTCAAGGTTCTTCTTTATTTATTGAGAATGTAAGAACAGAAGACGGAGTAATTAAGATGCACGAAGGTGACATTTTAATGCTACCGCATTACGTACCGCAAGATGTCAGACAAGAATGTGTTGACGGAAGCGCAATTGTAATCGAACTTGCTCTTGAGAGCATTTATGAAAATCTAGTACAAATAATCGAAGCTTAAATAAAAATGGAAGGCTGAGTGCCTTCCTTTATTCGTGTTTCAGAAAAGTGGGTGATGTGATGGCAAAAACGACATCAGAGAAGAAAACCTGTCTGAAATGCGGTAATGATTATGCGGTTTCTAGTTTTTATTCTCACAGAAATCCATTACTAAACGAAAGATTCGGCTTCTGCAAAAAGTGCGTAAAAGGCAATGTTGATCTCGATGATATGGAGACACTTTATAACTTCCTCCGCACAATGGATATTCCTTATTTAAAGGAATTCTGGAAACAAGCGAATGAGGCTGATAATGAGACTATCGGTACTTATCTAAAGAACTTGAACTCCCTTAAGCAGAATAAGGAATTGAGATTCAAGGACAGTGATGATCTCACTGGCAAAACGAACAAAGCAGAATTGTTCGATATCAATGAAGACTTCGAAGTAACCGAAGATATCATTAGACGATGGGGTAGAAACCTCGAAAAAGACGACTACTTGTTCTTAGAAGAAGAATTCGACAGGCTTGGTGGTAATGAAGCCGAAACTACCATTCAAGAATCCATATGTAAGAATATGTCTCGTACCCAATGGATGGGTAATAAGGCGCTTGAGGAAGGCGACCATAACAAATACGAGAAAATGATGAAAACGCTATCTACTCAAATGAATGATGCGAACATTAAACCTGTCCAAGTAAAGTCAGCCTCCGAAGATGGAGGATTAAAGAGTTGGGGCGAATGGGTCAAGATGATCGAAGAGACTGAGCCAGTCACAGATAACTTAGATGAATTTGAACCTAAGTATATCAAAGAATATGTTGAGCGATGGTTTATCACTCAAATGAAAAGAGTATTCGGCAAGATCAAGGACGAAGATATCGTCAAACTTGATGGTGAAGACTAATGCCAGTCAAAAAGAAACCCCAGACTCACACAAACAAAACTAGAGATGGCTTCAAAAAATGGACAGCCTTCTATAGAGCCAATCCGCACCGATATGCAAGGGACTATCTCGGAGTAAAGCTATTCCTTTATCAGATTTTACTGCTCTGGGCAATGAACAAGTACAGCTTTTTCATGTACATCGCCGCCCGTGGACAAGGTAAATCCTACCTTATCGCAGTTTACTGTGTTATCCGAGCCATACTGTACCCTAATAGCAATATTGTCCTTAGTTCTGGTACTAAGGGGCAGGCGAGGCTCATTATAAGCGAAAAGATTTTCGCTCTTAAAAACAATTCCAAGAATGTTGAACGAGAGATTAAGGAGTTCAAGACCAGTGCTAATGAAACGTATGTGGTCTTCTGGAATGGATCAAAAATTACAGCAGTCGTATCTGGCGACTCCGCAAGGGGATTCCGTGCCAATATACTGATTGTCGATGAGTTCCGTTTGATTACAAAGGAAACAATCGACACAATCTTACGACCATTCCTAAACGTTAATAGAACACCTCCATATCTACAGAATCCTAAGTACGCTCATCTATCAGAAGAGAACAAGGAGATCTATATCTCGTCAGCTTGGTATAAATCCCATTGGATCTGGGATTCTTTCAAAAGCTATTTTAATAGCATGTTAGCAGGGAAGGATTACTTCGTTGCTTGTTTGCCATGGCAACTTTCAGTGTTTCATAACTTACTATCAAAGAAACGTGTTGCTCAACAAAGGCAGGAGGAAGACTTCGATCAGTTCTCATGGGACATGGAATATGAGGCTCTTTTCGTTGGTGAAAACGAAAATGCCTACTTCAAATTGGACGACATTCAGAAATGTCGTACTCTACCAAAACCTTTCTATCCACCTACTGATACGGAATTCATAGAGAACAGGGATAAGCGCAAAAAGCTTTCCAATATGCCTAAACAGGCAGGCGAGATTCGCCTAGTGAGTATGGACGTTGCCTTGATGGGTAGTAGTAAAGCCGTCAAGAACGATACCACGCAATTCACTCTTATGAGACTACTTCCGCAAGGTGAAGAGTATAGAAGAGACGTTGTTTACATGGAGAAGATGGAGGGTGTCCATTCAGAGACACAGTCTATCCGCATGAAACAACTATACTATGATTTCGAAGCCGATTATGTCGCACTCGATACAAACGGTAACGGTATGTCTGTATTTGATAACTTGGTCAAGATCCTTTACGACAAGGACAGGGACGTTGAATATCCTGCTTGGACAGTTATCAATGATGAAGCAATGGATGACAGGAAGATGGACAAGAATGCCATCCCGATTATCTATTCCATTAAGGCTACACCAGAAATCAACCATAAGGTCGCCGTTGGATTAAGAAGTGCCTTTGAAAAACGAAAAATTCGCTTGCTTATCAATGACATTGAAGCAAAAGAAGAAATGATCGAAAAGAAAGGCTACTTGAAGAAGACGACAGAAGAACAGGTTTACCTTTTAAAACCGTTCGCACAAGCGACAGCGCTTACAAACGAACTTGTTAACCTTATTTACAAGGTTTCCAGTGGATATATCAAGATCGAAGAAGTGGGAACAACCACGAAAGATAGATATTCATCTGTTGGTTATGCAAACTATGTAGCAACATTGCTTGAGCAAGACCTTATTCGCAATAGCAAGAATGATGAAGTACTAAATTACTGTTTATGGTAAAGGTGGTGAAAATGAGTAGTGGCAAATACTAACACTAACAATAACAACAAACGCAAAAAGAGCAATCGTAACTCTAACCCTAATGTCAATCCTAATCAAAGTCATGCCAGATATGCTTCATCTTCTGCGCAGTTCGTAGGAATTACGTCAACGTCAACGAGTGGGACAAACGAATCTCGTCTAAAGGCGATGCTTCAAGATCCATCTAAGAACTCGGTATCCGTTGGTAACTTCTCCAAAGCAATGAAGAACGTGAATGGTATGTACGCACGGATCATCCATTATATGAGTTCGATGTTGACATTTGACCACACCATTTACCCAGTAATGCAGAATCCAATGCAGGATGTTGGAGACGTGGCAGGGTTACAGCAAGCTTTTGCTCAGACTGCCATTTTAGTTGACAGGCTAAATCCTAAATACAATCTTCCTCTTTTCACAGAGAAGATGTTTACGAATGGAGTCGCTTACCTTTATAAGCTAGAGGATTCCAAAGGTGTAGCCTATCAAGATATGCCTGCTCAATATTGTCGTGTTGCCTACTTAGAAGAGGGCGTTTATCGATTCCAGATTGACGTTACCAAGTTTACGGAGACAGCCGTACTGATTTATCCAAAAGAGATTCAGTCGGCTTACGCAAGCTACAAAGCAGGCAATACAAGCGCACTTGTAGACGGCAAGTTCTACCAAGTATCCGACAAGGGAGTAGCATTCACTATTTCTCCAGATGTACTGGGGCAAGCAGGACAGGCTCTTCCTCCAATGGCTAATGCTTTGATTGATGCTATTAAAATTGAGAATGCAAAAGACAATATGGAAGACATGTCAAATCTTGACAACACAAAAATTGTCCATTCACAAGTGCCAATCGATGACAGAGGCAGACCAACAATGGAATTGCCAGTTGTTCATGAGTACCACGGTGCGTTAAAACGTAACCTCCCAAAAGGGTCTGTAGCGATTACAAATCCTTTTGAAACAAAGGTTTACTCATTGAATGGAACTGGGAAAGATGGTAGCTTCGCTCTTTTAAACGAAGCTGTTGAACAGATGTATAAGGGCGCAGGTGTTTCACAGCAATTGTTCGCAAATGACAATGCTAGTTCTAATGCGCTTGAGCGATCTTTACAGGTCGATACTCAATGGCTGTACTCTTTTGTACTGCCGATGTTTGCCAATTACTACAACTATGAGTTGAAGAAGGCAGGCAAGAAGGGGACTCAATGGAAGCTTAAATTCCTAAGTACTTCCCATTTTGATAGAACAGATGCAATTGCATCAGCGCAACAGCAGTTGTCAAATGGTGGATCTCGATTAGAGTATCTTGCCTACACAGGCATGACACCAATTGAGGTTGCAAATATGCTGATCTTTGAACAAAGAGTTCTCACGATTGATGATTATATGGTCGTCAAAGCAACCTCCCACACAACGGCAGGTGGCGACAGCGCAAACGGTCAGACGGCTTCTCCTACGAATCCGAATGGTGGAGGCGCACCGCAATCAGACAACCCTACAGATACTACTGTGAGAATTAAAAATCAACAGTAATTTGAAGGGAGGTGAACGTGTTGGACAAGTATAATCTTCCAATAGAGTTCGAACAAGTTAACGTAATGGATGATCGCTTTATTCGTGTGAAGATATTTATCGCTCACACAGGCGAAAATAGAAATCGCTCAATATTCCCAAGAGAAGTGTTAGAGTCAATGATTCCTTCATTAACTAACGCTATGATTCTTGGGTATATCGCTACTAATGAAGAAGGCGAACAAGATTTCAAGGGTCACGAAGAAAAACTAGTCATCGAAGATGGAGAGTTTAATTTCAAGTATCAAGGCAAAGTTTGGGGAGTAATCCCAGAAACAAACAATGCTCGTTTCGAATCTCGCTACGGTGAAGATGGGGTTGAACGTGAATATCTGGTCACAGAAGGTGTTCTATGGAGAAAGTTCCCAGAGGTTGAAAAAATCTTTGATAGGGACGGTGGCTTTAAGTCGCAATCCATGGAGTTACAACCTTCTAGTGTTGAAGGATATGTCAATGAAGAAGGGCTGTTCGTTTTTACGAAAGCCAAATTTGAAGGCGCATGCATATTAGGCGAAGGCGTTACCCCTGCAATGGTTAGTTCAACAATTGAGAAATTCTCAGTTGCTAATAACATAAAAACCGAGTTAAGCGAGATGTTAACTGAGTTTAACAAGTATTACACTATCACGAAAGGAGACGAAACCGTGCCAACAGAAAATGAAAATCTTGAACCTCAAACTCAAGAATCTACTCCAGTTGAGCCAGAAGTAACTCCTGCTGAACCTGCAGTAGAACCTACTCCAGAGCCAACTCCAGAACCAGAAGTACAGCCAGAAGCTGAACCAGTACAACCAGAAACTGAATTTGAAGCTGATCCAGAGCCTTCAACTGAGCCTGCTCAAACAGAGCCAGAGCCAGAGGTAGCGCCAGAACCAACTCCAGAACCAGAAGCTGATCCTGCTACTGAGCCAGAGGCTGAACCTGCAGTAGAACCAGAAGCTGATCCACAGCCAGAAAAGTTTACTGTAACTCGCACATTTGAGTTATCTCAAGGTGATGTTCGCAGTCAGATGTATAACAACATCGATGCTTACATGAATGCGCAAACTGGCGCAGAAGATTGGTATTACATCGTTGATGTTTATCAAACTCATGCAGTCATTAGTAATGACAGCAAATTCTTCAAAGTAGGCTATGAACTTACTAATGAAAATGTTTCATTTGGAAACGTTGAAGAAGTATTCCCTATGTTCGTAAATGGCGCTGAAAAATCTGCTATCGACATCGCTCGTAGCCAGTACACAGCACTAGAACAAGAGGTTACTAGCCTAAGAGAGTTTAAGTCAAACATCGAACTCTCTGAGAAGGAAGCTAAGATCAATGCTTACGCAAACGTCTTATCTAAAGAAGAAATGGATACTGTAAAAGCTAACATTTCAAACTTCTCTTTAGTTGATATTGAAAAGGAAATTGGATTCATGCTTCTTAAGAAAAACCATTTTTCTGCTTCTCAAACACCAGAGGAACAACCTTCTCGTGTTGCTTCTGTTCCATCCGAAGAAAACTTCAAGTATGGAACTTTATCAAAATATTTTACAAAATAATTTTAAACTACCGAAAGGGTGTATTTACTGATGAAATACGTTCGTTTAGACAAAGTAAAAGCAACTGCTCACATTGAGTCTATCGTTGCTACTTCTGACCTTTTGAATGGTCAATTCCTTGCTCTTGGCGCTTTGCAAGCTGATGGCGAGGCTCGTTTAGCTACTCCATCTGGAGACACTACTAAGCAACTTGTACTACATGTTTCTGTACCTCTTACTTACGAAGAAAGAACTAATGAACTTGACTTCGTACTTAAAGCAGGAAAAGTTGGACGTGGATATGTGCTTGAAACTGGAGACATTATCTCTATTGATGATGCTGTTCTAGCTGTTGGCGATATCGTTGTTCCATCTGCTAGTGGATTTGTTGAAGGGACTCCTGCAGGTCTTCACGGCGAAGTTATCGCTGTTGAAATGGATGCTATCGTGGGTCGTCTTGCTGTAATCCGTGTAGTTGCTTAATCTGATTTAATTAAAAAAATTTAAAACAAAAGTATTGCAATGCTTGGCTTCGGTCAAGCATATGCCTATTATGGAAGGTGAATATTTGTGAAAGCAAAAATGACTGACTTACAACGTCTTGCACTAGACGTTTATCAAGGTAAAAATGTAATGTTCAACGAAGTATCTGGTGAAGATGCTATTCGTAAAGCAATTAATGAAGCTTGTGGCGGTGTATTCAACTACAAGTCTTTCCGTGAAAATAAATACAAAGTATTCAGCATCGTAGAAGAACTACTTGATGTGAACCTTGGTGTTGTTATCACTAACCAATTTGATGCTCTTGCTGACGTTAAAAACGTAGCTGTTGGTGAAAAGCCATCATTCCGCATCGAAGACGCTTCTCTTTTCCGTATTGCTCGTATCGCAGGTGGAACTAACGACCTTCGCCGTCAAAAAATCCTTAACAGACGTTTTGAAGTTGACACTGATTACTTCGGTGCTAAAATCTACGCTGAACTTGAAATGTTCATTGCAGGTTTAGTTGACTGGTCTTCTATGGTTAACCGTCTGTCTCTTTCTTTTGCTAACGATCTTGGAGTTCGTATTTACGAAGCAATCGCTAACTCTTACACTGCTCTTAACGCTGTATACGGCGTAACTGGAACTTATGACGAAGATAAATTGTTCGACATGGTTCAACACGTTGAAGCAAAAGCAGGTGGTCGTAAAGCTGTAGTTATGGGTACTAAAAAAGCACTTCGTAAAGTGTCTAAAGACCTTATGGCTAATGCTTCTGATGCTATGAAAGGATCTTTCAACCAAGTTGGTTACATCGGTAACGTTGGTGGAACTGATCTTGTATTGCTTCCTCAAGCACATAAAGTTGGAACTGACGAATTCTTCGTTGATGACAACATGCTTCTTGTAGTTCCTCAAAACGAGAAAATCGTTAAAGTTGTAGTTGAGGGTGAAGCTACTATGATCGAAGTTGCTGATGCAGGCGCACGTAATGACCAACAAATGGAGTACCTAATCCAGAAGAAATTGGGCGTAGGTGTTATGCAATCTGCTATCTACGGTATCTACAAACTTCAATAGTATTTAAACAAAAGTATTGCAATAGCGTAGCTGTTGTGGTATGATTAAATGGTAGTAGTGGGGCGCAAGGATTCAACTTCGCTCCATTCCTACCGCTTTTAATAAAACAAATGTATTGCAATAATTTACAGAGGGAGAGTGCATGTATGGAAAACCAACGATCTAACAATCGTAACCCGAAAGGAAACTTTCAACCGAATAACAATCAAGGCTCTAGTAAAACAACTAGACCAAAGAAAAGACATGTCCCAAATGAATTTTCAAGGGACAATCAAGAAGCAAACACACAGCAACCAAAACGCAGACGTAGAGTAGCAGTTGATAGAAACGTGGAAGTAGTAGTTGTCAGCAACACTATTGGCATGTTTTATTACTCAAATCCTCGTATGTCTCAAATTATTGACCTTCAACATATCGGTGATGAAGAGTATATGACTGTTGGCGATCTTCGCACAATGCTTAACTCTAGCCGTAAAATTCTTGAAGGATTCCAATTGCTTATTACTGAGGTTCTTGACGAACAGTACACACTTGAAGATGTACTCGTATTCCTTGGATTAGATAAGAAGTACGATGAGTACTTTGCTCTTACAGGAAGTAAAACGGCGAAAGTAACGGATATCAAGAGTTTCTTGGTCAATACACCGCCAAAGCAATTTGAAAAAATCATGAAAACAATCGATCCAAAACTTCGTACAAAAATTATTGAAGCTTCCGTAACTCTTTTCAAGCTAAAAGAATTTGGAGACTACAATAAAATGCGTATCATTCAGTCATATGTACATGATGACTTGTTCGATGATGCTGAATCAACAGAAGTTGACGGAGACATTTATATCTAATAGAAGGGGGTAATGCTGATGGCAACTCCTTTTGATAAAATCTACAAAAAGTTCTTAGGTCAAATTGACGACTATGAATTAGCAATTCCAGAAGAGGCAGAATTGAATGAGATTCTGTTTGCATTTCTGGATGAAGCAAGAAGCCTCTATTTTCCTCAGTGCCAAAAGGATCTGGACAATATTACAGAAAGTAATGGAGTCGGAGAATTTGCAGAGGATTTAAGTTCACAAGAACAGTACATTCTGTCTCTTGGTATGAGGAAAGCTTGGCTATCTCCTAAGTTGCATAGCGCCGACTTAATGTCTAGGGCTATTGGTGATCGTGACTTTAAAGCTGTTCAAGGTACAAACTATCTGAGAGAACTATCTAAGCTTGATGACAAAATTGAAGAAGAGATTCGTAGATATAGCGTTGAGTACACCTATAAAGGCTTCTCCCTAGAGGGGTGGTAAGCATGGGCTACTCGGATTCTTTTATGAGGCGCATGGGTTATAAAGGCACGAACAAATATGATCGTGTCATAAATGCAAAGCAAAGACAATTCGATCTTTACTTTGAAAATGCTATCAATAAGGAAATGGTTGTTGTCGATGGGGTGGAGCAATTCGCCACATTCCAAGACCAAAACCAGAACAACAATAAAGATTTGTCGGATGATAAGTACATTGTAGTTCGTCCAGATAGCAACCTATCTACTGGATCTGAAGTTCTTTGGAGAGGTTCGTACTGGCTTGTGTTCAGTGAAGAGCATAAGACAGATAATACTCACAAACAAGGAAAAGTCAGAGCCACTAACCATCAGATTAAATGGATGGTCGGGGATACGATTTGTAGGAATGGACAAGGCTATCCTGCCTATGTTCAGAATAATACGCTCTATACATTAGGGGTATCCACAAGTGGTAACAATGCTTGGATCGTAAATGCGAAATATGGAATGTATATGAAGGACAGTCCAGATGCACGGCTTATCAAGATTGGTCAGCGTGTGTTTATAGGTGGAAACGTATACCAAGTCATGTTTAAGGATTATGTTGCTCGGAAGGGGCTAATCAGCTTCCTGCTTGAAGAGGATTTCTTCAACCCGAACGTAGATAGTGCTGAACTTGGAGTAGCTGACTACTTTAAAGCTACTCATACAGACAACCAAGAACAAGTTGTTAGTGGAGTTTCTAAGGAAGTTACAATTATCGGCTCTGATACTGCTAAGATCGGCTCTCTTGTAACATATGAGGCTCATGTTTTCCAAGATGGAGCAGAGGTTCAATCTGACATTACAGAATGGACAATGGATGATACGGAACATGTTGCTACTATCGTAGAACAAACTCCGACCTTCATAAAAGTCCGATACGAGAACAACTTCCAAAAAGTTGGCTCAGTTGTGTCAGTAATCGGTAAAACTGCCGATGGAACATTCGGTTCTAAAACAGTGAGAATTATAAGTCCATATTGATGAGAGGGTGATTGAGTTGACGAGTAAATTGGCATCCAAGAAAAAAGGTCAATCTATGATGCAGAAGATTCCAGAATACAAGATGACCATAATGAATCGATTAATCGAGTCTGATAAGCTATCGAAGCTATTGTTCTACAATACGCCAGATGCCTTGTTTAAAGATAGTTTGACAGATGAACAAAAGCAAGAATTGATTTATACGCATGTGTATCCATTTAGGTTTATTCCAGATCCGATTGAACAGCAGGGTACATTCATTGCAGTTGGAACAAATGCAATCCGAAGACACCAAGAGGGATTCACGGTATTTGATGATTACCAATCTGGAGAGGTCATTTTTTACTTCTTCACACATCACGATCTCATGAGGACGACTCACGGTGTAAGACAAGACTTGATGCTTGGTGAAATAGAGAGACTATTTGACGGAGTAACAGGACTTGGTATGGGAGAGTTAAAACTCCGTACTGCCAACGAATTGTGGATGCACAATAACAAATTTGGTGGCTATTCTGTGGCGTTCACTATCACAGACTTTAAGTAGTCTGGGGTGACGGCATGGATAAATTAAAACTGCTGATGGGGCGACCCATCGAATATAGCAAAGATCACAAACTGTTCGTTCATCAGCCTACAATCAGCGAGATTGTTGATATGGGTGAGAATGAATTTAACGAACGGCTTTTACCCTTTACTTTGACCAGTGAAGCTGTGTTCAACGGTCAAGATAATGCAGAAGAACTGTCTCTTAAATATTCTATTTATGAACTATTCTTTACGCAAGTAGAGGATGATGTCTTTATTCTTGATAACGTTTTCGGTGGAAAGTCTGCTTTGGGCGTTCTGAAAGATAGCTTAAGCTACTTCCTGCAAACTGATAATATTCAGTTCCTTATGAATCGTAAAAAAATCGGTGTCGATGATTTTGTTGTCGATGAAGAAGAGTTTATGAGATTAAGGAAATTGATCCAAGGTGTAACATCCAGAACGGATGTTGAAATTGAAAATATCCCCAAGAATATGACTAAGCGACAAAGGGACATCTGGGACAAGCTTCAAGCAGGAAGAAGGCGTACAGCAGAAAGGGAAGCGTTATATCTTCAAGATATGATTAACTTCACATCTTTCGGTGGTTCTACTTACATTCCACTCGACCAAATCGACAGAATGACGTATTACCAATTGTTCAATGCTTATAAATCTGTGATGGGCAAAGATGCCTTCCAGATAGGTATGGGCTACAAACTTAGCTACAAATTTGATGTCAAAGACCAGATCAAACATTGGTCTGAGGCGTTAAAGATAGGTAAGTAGAAGGAATGCCACCTTTTACTTTACCACAAAACAAAAGTATTGCAAATTTAATTTGCAAAATTAAAACCAAGAGGTGTTGTTACGATGGCATTATACGGTATTAAAGACTGTGCTAACCTAACTTTGTTCGACAAAGCTACTGGTCAGCCTTCAATTTTCTCAGACTACGCAAACGTTTCTACTAACGAATGGAAAGCGGATCGTGTCTACGCTACTTCTAAAGGTTCTCGTGCTATTGCATGGGATCACAACCGTGAGGGTACTCTTACAGTTGAAATGGAAATCTTCGACCTTAAATGGTTGGCATTACTAGCAGGTACTGATATCACAGAAGGAGAAGCTAACGTTGCAAAACGTGAAATCGTTCATGTTGGTGCAGACAAGAAAGCTACTGTTTCTGGTACTCCTGTTGCAGGCTCTCTACAACTTGTTAAAGTTGGCGCTGACGAAGTTGAACATATCGATGATCCTTTATCTGAAGTTGCTTCTGCTCCAACTGGAAAACAATTCTCTGCTACTGGTAACGAAATCACTTTCGCTACTGATGCAGTTGAAGGCGAAGCTTACGCTGTATACTTCCTAGTGTTGGATACAAACGTTAAGTCTTTCGAAATCTCTTCTGACAAGTTCCCTAAATCTTTCGAAGTAGTTGCTGATGCTCTAATTCGTGAGAAAGAAAATGGATCTGATGAGTTCGTACAAATCAATTTCCCAATCGCTCGTCCACAATCTAACTTCACAGTTACTATGGACACTGCGAATCCAACTAAGTTGTCCGTTACTTTTGACTTGTTCCCAGACAAGAACAAAAACATGGCTACTTACAAAATCATCGGTGAATAATCTTTGATTTTAATAATCGAGGGGTAGGTGCATTAATTGCTCCTACCCCTCTTTTTTTTT